CCAACACTGAAGCTACAATTATTACAACAGGTGTGTCCTGCTCCACCACCGCCACCTGACCAAATCTCAAAAGTAACACAAGATGTATATTCTGGCACCGTCCACAAACAACATTTTCCATTTGCTTGTTCGCAGCAACCTCCTGCATTTGCACAATGATGACATGCATGCGCCCTAGCGTTATAAATCCAAAGAACAGCAGAATTTTTTCCTGCTCCTAATTCTATTTTATCACTAGTAATTGAGTTATCTAAAAATTGATCAGATAATATTTTTTTATAACTACCGTAATTTGCCATTAGACTGTAATTATCCTCCAACCGTAAGTAGTATTACTAAAAACTAATTCAAAAGCTGCATTTACAGTTGTAACTGTCATATCTGCTGCATCGCCCATTATTAGGCCTCCATTCCTTGCAATTGTTAATGCTGCTGTATCAAAATTTCCAGCAACATCAAAAAATCTAATTGTATCTCCTAATGCAGGCGAACTTGGAAGTGTAGCAATTATTGGGGCAGTAGTAGTATCTATAAAATAAGCTTTCCATAGTTCTGCATTAAAGCTTGCAATTTCGATAGAGTAAGTGTATGCATGGTATTGCCATGATAAAGTTCCTGCTGCATCAGTTGTCAAAGCTTGTCCTGCTCTAGCACCATCACTAGATGGTAAAGTGTACGTTACACTCGTATCTACACTAGCAGGAGCTTTAAATCCTTGATATGCGCCTGCTGCATCAGCAAATCTTAATTCATTATTATCTGTAAATTCAGTTGTTGTTAGAACTGCAATATTACCTGCAGGATCACCTATTTCAAGACCGTTGTCGTAAAAAGATAGATTTGCTGGACTTGATTGAGTAGTAATATTTCTTTCATGGAATGTTAATCCTCCTAAACCGGTAGGAAAAGTTCCACTTGTAATATATCTTGCCATTAGTATTCCTTTAAATTACAGAGTAGATGTTTCAATTCCATACACCATAGCTGTAACGCTTGCAGCATCTGATCGCACTACTACATATCTTGCTTCTTCTAAAACCACACCTGCTCTCTCCATAGCACCGTTTTGTAAAAGTTCTGTTTGATATTCGATGTACTCATCGCCTGCTGGTGATGTACTAGCTGATAGAGCAATATTAACACGACATGGTGCTATTCCTCTATTAACTATGTTTACCGCTACAACTGAAAATGTACTTTCAGGCACTTGATAAATTGCTGTATCGGTGTTAGCGCCTAAATCTGCGCTACCTAAAACTCCTGTTGCCATTATAAATTCTCCTAATATATTTATCTAAAAAACAAACTATATGCAAGCGGATAACCTAATACACCGCCTCTAAATTCTGTAACTGCATTAATGTTTATTGTTGTACCTGTTACACTAGTTATGACATTAGTACCAATAAAGACATCACCTGCTGTTATTGTATTTACATTTAAGGAGCCACCACCACCACCAATTTGTGCTTCTATATATGCTTTTACTGCTCTTTGTGTAGGTACAACTGTATCTGAGTTTGCACTCATAAATGGATCTGTAGAAAATTCATTAATACTTGCCGAATTTCCTCCTAGCGTAACCTCTCCAAGTGTTAGTTCTTGCAATCCTGCAATATTGAATGCATCTGCATTTAAAGTTGCAATACCAGTTGATTGTTCTACACTAAATAAACCACCTACTCTAAAATTTCCGTCTTGATCAGTTGCAGTATAAAATACCCTACCGCCATTTGATTCAACTGTTTCGTGTGTTTGATCTGGATCAACTAATGGTAAACCTGGATAATTTGTTGATTCAAAACCTCCTGTACCGATATCTAAGAAATCATGTCCTGTTAATCTAACCTGTGAATATTTTATTCGCATTGTTACTAGTGTATCATTTTCAGGTGATTCACTTACTTCTAATGAAGGAGATAAGTTTAAAAATCCTGAATAGCTACCATCAGTATCTCCTAATAAAGATACAGTATTAACAAGTTTATAAACAGCATTTGGTAAATGATCAAATACTATATTAGATCCAGGAACTGGTAAAGTGCTTAATCTCCTGACTGCAACATAATTTCCATTTTGATAAAAGTCAGCATAGCCGTCTGAAAAATTAGGTGCAACATCTGCAGAAGCAGATAAGTAATTATTACCTCCATCTATTATTGTTGGATTTGCAAGGGCACCATTGCCTGTTCTTACTGCTACTTCAACATCATAGACATTATTTGGATCTACGATAGTTATAGTAGGCGCACCATCTATATAACCACTTCCAGGTTCTACTAATCTAATTTCATATATTTTTTCAGATGCTACACTTGCTCTACCAAATGCTTGCGTTCCTGCATATATTTTTGAAATTAAAGTTGTACTTCCACTTCCTTTTGCGATCCAATAATGAGATTGATCAGGATTACCAAAGCCAATAGATTCAAATCCATGGCTATCTATCGCAGGATTACTATCCACTCCTTGGACTGTCCAATTAACAGCATCTTCTGTAATAAGAATAGCATTAATTTCTGTAGATGTTGCTACATTTTCACTTGCAACAGCTACAAATAAACCTTGACTATATTTAACTTGTGTTATGTCTGCAACTGTTGACCCGTCAATCGATGGTATGTCTGATTCTACCCACGTCTCTCCCCTATCTAAACTGAATGCAGCTTTGTTTGATCCGGAAGACACAGCTAAAAATCTATTTTTACCAAAACACATACTACTCCAAGTATAAGTTCCAGGTAATACAGTTGTATACCATAAACCAGGATTTTGGTATTCAGCATAAACAGCATCAGTAGATCCAGGAAGAATTGCAGCAAGTCTTTCTGCACCAAAAGTTAGTCCAATGAATCCTGTGCTTGGTAGAACAGTAGCATACTGTATCCAGTTAGCTCCTCCATCGTTAGATGCAAATACATGTCGAGAATTTTCAAAAATTAAAAAGAAATTGTTTAATCCATATACTAAGGATGGTTTACTATTGTATGGTCCTCCTGGTAAAGATGTTACATTCCATGTAATATTATCATTAGAATAATATACTTGATTAGTTGCTGAACTTTGGGTAACAATGACTGTAGAACTTTGTTTTAGTGTAGTAGATCCGTCACTTATAAAACCATTTGCTATTGCTACTGGACCAGTTGATGTACCACCAAGAGCTGTTGTTGTCCATGTTTCTCCGTCTAAACTTTCTAAAATACTTGTACTAGCATTTTGTGTCATTATCCAACTGCCACTCAATCCTAATCCTGATTGATCAAAATGCGTAATTGCTCCGGTAGTGGAATTTACACTTGTAATAGTAAGTGTTAAATCATTTTTAGGAGATGCTCCTCCTAGTGTTGTTCCTAAAATTTGGATAGTATCGTTTTTAGAAAAATTTGTTCCTCCGTCTGCAATAGAAACTGTATATTTGCTACCATTCCTTGTAACATCAAATGTACATCCAAGTCCTGCTTTGCTCGTTATCGTTCCAGTTACACTATTATAAATTAAAGCTGTTTTACAAAACTGTATATCTGAACTTGTAACTGCTACATTTGTTTCATGCGAGTATGAATAAAAAGGCGGAGCAGAAAATGTTACATGTGGTTCTATTTGATAAACTGATGTAGCATTAGTAGCTACAATAGGTGTTCCTGGCACCAAATGCTCATAGCCAGGTGTTCCGTCATTTTTTTCTACTGCAGCAAGTTTAGCACCGGAATTGTAAGATGTAATTGTAGCATATTGCCCTACGCCTACGCCTCCTATAATAACAATTCTCATTCCAGGATAAGCACTATCTGGATTACCATCTGTTGCAGCAAGAGTTATACTTGTTAATGTTCCTGTTTGAGCAGTATTTGATTCTAGAGTATATTTTGTACCACCTAGTTCGCTACCTTCTACAGTAGGATCTAAAATTCTAACTCTATTTACAGCAGCATCTCTAAATTCGTCAACTTCTACAACAGCACCCGATCCTGATCCAAATACATCAATTTGTGCTTCTGTATAATCATTACCTGCATGATTGAATTCTAAGTTTATAATTTTATCACCATCTACAGGAACTTCGCCTATTGCTGCATTAAATTGTAAAATATTATCAACTATAGCAGTTACAGGAGTTTCAGTTATATCTACACCTTCAGCAACAGATCCAAACTCACCGTACGAATTGTTACCATTTGTTGCCCTTATTTTTCCGCCACCTTCTGCTAAGTAACCAATATGGGCATAGTACGTAAATACTGAAACCAGTTCAGCTCTACCATTGTTTGTGATCCAGGCACCGATTCCGTCACTAATAACTTGTGTAAAATCGTTAGAAACTATTGAATCGTTTCCTCCGTTGTGTAAAGCACCATCTATCTTTTGACCAACAGCTCCTCTACCAAATGTTGTAACCCCTTGAACATAAGGAGATCTTTCAGTAATCCACACTCGTTCGTCATCTGGTCCCCAACCAGGATCTAATGATGCATAGGCACCAGCAGTAGGTCTACTGGTTCCATATTCATTTACTGGAGATAGGTCTCCATTTAACCCCTTAACTGTTTGCAATCTTAAGCCTGTACCATTCCTTAAATAATACATATCTTCTTCTTGCGACCCTATGACAGCATTAAGATAATATCTAGCGGCTAATTTTGTTTTGTAATTTGCAGCTTGCTCAAAACTGAGACTGTAAGTTAATAACAAAGTATCTAAAGAATAAGATCTTCTATATTGTTTAGGATATTGGAGATCCCATTTCATAGCATCGACAATTGTTCTTATATCTCTTCTACAAAGTGTGCTATTAAATATGTATTCTTTTTCTATATTAATATTGTCTGCAACAATTACATCAGGCAAACTTGCTGCAGTTGCTCCTATTGTTGAGCTTACTGTAAAGGTTGTACTACTTAAAATTTCTTTTACGTAGACAGTTTGGTTTAATCCTATTGTTGTAAGGTCTGTTGTTTCGCTTGTAAAAATTATTGGCATATTTAAGCTTAGCCAATTTGTATTTGTTACAGATAATATGCTACTTGTTATAGTTATGTTCGTATCTTTAAAATAATTATTTACATATGCTACTGCTTCTTCTACAATTAATTCTTTGTTTAATTCTAATAATTTAATAGCTCCGTAAGTATCTGGATTATCTACTGAAGCATTTTTAGCTTCGTTAGTAGCTGCAAATAATATGTCGTTTACAAGTTCAAAAGTATTATCAAGTTGTAAAACTGAACTTGCATTTGATACAAATGTTTTTGCTAAATTTCTCGCATAATAATTTGCTGCTATTGTAGCATCTTTTTGGTTTCCATAAACTTTTGCAGACGGTTGACGTAAATAGCTATAAGCTGTAATTATACTCATACCATTTGAGCCTGTGCACCAATCATAGCTTGCTGCTTTCATTATCATCTCTAAATCTCTAGAGCATTTTTCGTGATCAAAGTCAAAGCCACTGTATGTTGTAGTTATAAATTGTAGAGTATCATTTGTAATTGTAGTTGATTCCGTTACAATAGATGCGGCAAGAGTTTGCGTCTCTGCACTTGTCCAAGTAATATCAGGCGTAACTTCTGCTGCAAGTGTAGTAATATCATTTGCTGTTAGCACATCAGTTAAAATGACTGCTAAATCATCCATTTTATCGCCTTCGACACTTGTGCCCGGAGAACCTGTAGTAGATTGTCCGCCAAATGTTTCTAAGATTACACTCTGACAAACATTACCTAAGTATGTGTACATAGATACACCGATACTTCTTTGATTAGCATCTGTATAAACACAAGCTCCTGATATATTATTAAATAATGCTCTTGCTACATTTCTTGTTGCTATGTTGCATCCGTCGCCTCCAACTGATGTATCATAATTTACATCATAAGTGAATGCGTCTAAAGCTCTACCTATATCATCTTGACATTTAGTTTGTTGAGCAGGCGTTAATCCGTTCCAGAATGTTGAATAAGTTGTTTCTATATAAGTTCTTACTGCGCTAATTATAAATGCACGATTTAAAATTAATAAATTTTTAGCGTTTGCTCGTGCAGCAATAACACCAGGCTCCGATAAAGATATTGCATCTGCTGAAGTATCACCATTTATGAATATGTCTAATAATTCGTTGTAACTTGCATTTGCTAAATTAAGTAAAGTTGTATTAGATGCTAAGATTACTGCAATTTTATCTCTTATAAACTCTATAGAGCCTATTTCTGCCGACGATTGTTCAGTTTTTACTCTTGATGCTTGTGCTCTATTATAAGCTAAGCCACCTTGAATACCCCAAAAATTAGATCCTAGAACTGCATCATATCTTCCACCTTCGATTAAATATCCAATGTCTCTGCGACAATAGTTTCCTTTATATGTAAAATCTCCAAAATGGGTTATAATAAAATCAATAGTTTTTTCTTGTATACCAGTTATTTCTGCATCTAAATCTGTAACATCAGATTGTAATTGTGCTGCTGCACCTGTAATTGTTGGATAGGCTAATATCGGTGTGTTATCTACATTATCTATTATTGTTGTAATATCATTCATAAGGTTTAGAATTACATTAGATGTTGTAGAATTACCGGAATTCGGACCTAATAACTGTTGCTGGTCGGTGCCAGTATAATATGCAGGAGAAACTGTATTGTTTGTAGATAAAGTTTGTAAAATATTGCTTAAATAATTATAAGCATCAATTGTTGCAGTTTTTTCTAAGGTATTTATTGTGAAGTTACCTGTTCTACCTGCATAATATGCTAATCCAGCAGTTACAGATGCCCAATTTCCTTCATATGTTAAATCAAAAGCTATTGAATCTAATATATAACCGATATCTTGTTTGCATTTAGTTCGAGAATATCTCAAATTTGGAAATTCGGTGTTTATGTAAGCAGAAATTTCTTCTTTTATCCAATCTTTATTCAGTAGTATATTATCTCGTGCATATCCAAACTGAGGTGTTGTTAGATCATATGCAGGTGTATATATAGTTTCTAATTTTGTACCAAGCCCATGATCGACTAATCTTTTTGTAATTCGGGCAAGTTGAGTTGCTGTAGCAGCTTCAGATAAACCGCCAGTAGGCCATTCTGTGTATTGCGATTCGTTATTACCTGCAGTTTTACTAATTAATTGTCCTGTTACAATGTTTCCTATAACATCTTGTAATCTAGCATAAGCTTCGTACGTATATTTTACATCTCTTTTTGGTATTAACTTTGCTTTATCTGTCCTTGGAGAAACTGTTACAGATCTTAATTCGTCTCCCATTACACAACATCTAGCAGGCACGATTATAGGTAAAACTTCTTCGTAGCTTCCAGTTGATATTCTAATGAGGGTATTTGGCTCAATTCTTGTAGGTATTGTGTTTTCTGTGCCATCTGTTATAGCATCTGTAAGCTGCTTCATTAGATTTGTTATAGTAGATATAACATTTTCAGCTTCAATTGCTGAATTAAAATATTGATCTACAATTGCTGTCGAATTATCGCTGTCAAGATCTTGATAAGTAAATATTGCATTCTGATTTAGAATGTCTTCCATCATTTCTAATGCATAATTTAAGCTTGCTACTGTCTCTGCTGGTTGCTCGTATAGAAAAGTATTTGTTGCTCTTTCTAAATAACTTAAAGCAGCTTCTCTAATTTTCACATTTCCGCCATGTGTTAGATCATAAATTATTGCATCTACAATGTATCCAATATCTCTTTCACAGTAGCCTCTATCATAATCAAATGATGTAGTAAATGGTGCAATATTATTAGCAATTTGATAATCTGTCCATTCTACTGTTTCTCGTTGAATAAAGACTCTGTTTAATTCTAATAATATTCTAGCATTTGGGTTTTTTGCTCCTTTTTCTACTTGCTCGCATGCATATCTAATACTTGCCCATGTTGATTCTATTGAACCACCTCTTACTGGATATGGTAAATCAATGCCTGTAGACGACACGTAGTAAACATCAGGTGCATTGCCTACAAATGTCCATTCTGGTATACCTGCTGGACTCACACTTAAAACTTGCCCATCTGTTCCAATTGGTAATCTAGTAGGTCCAGCTCCACCATAATAAACAATATCACCTTTAGTTGTAAGTACATCGGTTTCTGTACCTACAACTAAAATATTCCAATAAACTCCTGTAATATCTTGATCTGGTCGTGAACTACCTGCACCACCTCCAGGATCTACAAGAGTTTCTGTTGAAAAATCATCTCCTTCTGAGATATGTGAATTAATACAAACGTATGACGAGCTGCCGTACCTTACTACATCTCCTTCTACATAATATCTATCATCTTCCCAAACTCCTCGCCATTCGAATCCTGGTGATAATAAAGTCCAATAATCTTCCCAATTTACTGTTCTTCCAGGTTCATATCCTAAATTGTCAACTGTTGCAATGTAGTTATATCCTCCTACAGATGCAATTTCTCCCACTAAATATTCTTGATTAGAGGAATCTTCTCCCCATTCTCCTTTAAATACTAGGCCTTTTGAAAAAATTTGCCAATCTAATATAGATGCAGTTGGTTTTACATTAGAGTTTTGTCTTACTGCAATATATTGATATCCACCCCAAATTACAATGTCTCCTGGTTGGTATAGTGTGGTATAAACCCATTCATCCTCAAATTTTATACCTTCTACAAAACTATCCCAATTTAAAATATCTACATCAAATGTAGATGACGTGTGGAATGCAGTACAAATATAAAGTCCTGCACCATATTTCACAATATCATTTACTTTATATCTAAATGATGTAATCCAATCATTTTTATATTCTAATCCTTGTGCGAATAATTGCCATTTATTAGCGTCTAATTCTAAACCATTAATTAAACTATCTGAAGAAGTATGTGCTGTTATACAAATATATGTATTACCACCATATTTTACTAAATCATTAGCAAAATAATCTGTAGAAATAGTCCATGTATTTTTCCATGTTAAGCCTGTTGCAAATAAATCCCATTTTGCTGCATCGTCTGTAAAATTTACTGCAGATGTATGTTCTGAAGTTGCTATATACAAATTAGATTGATATTTAACAATATCGTTTAACTTATATCCTGTTGCAGTTTGCCAATCTCCTTTCCAAGATTGACCATCACTCATTACATTCCATTTAGCCGGAGATATGTTAAAATCTGTAGCAAAATTAGATGCACTTACATGTCCTTGAACACATATGTAAATGCGATTGCCATCTTGTACAACATCATCTTTATAATATTGTGTATTTTGTGTCCAGCTGTTTTTCCAAACAAATTTAATTCTTCCTAGTTTAAATTCTGCCATGTATTTTTACTCCAACCTTTGTTATTATGTATTTATTGACTAAAAGGTATTATCCAATTGTTGAATCAATTGTGCGAAGGAAATATGCTTGAGCAAGCATATGTCCAGCTATTCCTGTGTTAATATTTCCTGCGAAATTAACTTTTTTAGGAAATAATATTTTGAAGCCTACAGCAGTATGTGCAATAATATTGTTTTCTGTACCAACTTTAATCAATCCTGCAGTTATATCATTCGTTTCTATCTCAGATCCACCTTCGGTTAATCTGTTAGCTAAAAATGTTGTAATTGCCCTTTGTGTTGGAATAATATTATTTGAGTCTTCAGTAAATATAGGGTCTCTTGAAAATTCTCTAACAACTGTTCCTGTTCCGCCTAATCTTACTCCTCCTAAGCGTAATTCTGATAATCCATCTAAATTAAAGAAATCGGCGCTTATAGTTACAACTCCTGTTGCTTGCTCTACTGAAAATAGTTCTCCACCTCTAAAATTTCCATCCTGGTCTGTTGATGTATAAAAAACTCTTCCTCCGTTAGTTTCAAATACTTCGTTCGCAGGGATAATTTCAAAAAATTCGCCATCTGAATATAAATTTGGATAATTTGTATCTACAAAATTACCTGTTCCTATGTCTAAGAAATCGTGTCCTGTTATCCTGCATTGACTGTACTTTTCTCTAATTACTACATCAGTTCCGTGTTGCAAATTATCTGTGTTTTGTATAAATGGCGATGTCCTAAATAATGCACGGAATTTACCATTACCGTCACTTCCTAAAGGTTGAACTGTTACAAGAATATATATTTTTTGGACGTTTTCTCCTAGCTCTTCGTCATAAACTCCATCAATACGAAGTTGTGCTCCGGGACCTGGATATCTGTCTAAATTATTTACGGTAATAAATTTACCTACAGGTATAATATCTGCGTAACCGTTTCCTGTTATCTCTACAGTAGTTGTACTAGATCTATACCCAATTCCTCTGTTTGCAAAAACCGGTTGCGGTAATACATTATTTCCAATTCTAAATTGAATATCTGCTATTGAAAGAACGTTATTATCATATAAAGTAAAATTAGGAGGATTATTCTTGTCATACCCAGATCCTGGGTCCCATATTTTAATACTTGATATGTTAGTTCCAATTACATTTGTTCGTAATAATGCACGACGACCAGTTGATAGGTCAACAAATCTATCACTGTTGTAGGCTACTGTAATCCATCGTGAATTATTATTTGTATCATAACCGTATGCTACTCCATACCATAATTGTGCATCACCTAATGGTATTGATCTCCAATTTAAACCGTCGTCTGAAGCTGCAATATAATCTGATTTACCTTCTATATTGTTTGGATCATTTCCTGATGCAATAAAAACACCATTACCATGCCTAATTGTTGTATAATTTAAAATGTCAGTTGGTAATGTTCCTAACCTAACATCGCTTGTAACCCATAAACTTAAATCATATTCAGGGCAAATTAATGCTGTACCATTATTTCTAGAAATTCCTATAATTCTTCCACTACCGTATGTAATTTCTGCCCAATCATAATCACCAACAGGTAATGTGTCTTCTACAATCGTCCATGTAATAGCATCTGAACTATAAGCAATTGCTCTGTCACTTCCTGAAATAATAATAAATTTATCAAAACCATATGTTATAGCTTGCCACTGTTTTGAGGTACTAGATCCGTCATTTGGTGTACTTTGAGGTAAGCTTGCTTGTGCCCAACTTTGACCACCATTTAATGAATAAAAATATGTATTCGTTTCTTCACCTATAATGACTACAGTCGAACCTCCTATTGCTATATCTATTAGGTTAACTGAAGAGCTAGGTAATGCTGCTGTACCCCAATTTTTACCATCTCTACTCCTAAGTAATGTATTACTTGTTGTCCCCGGAATGCATATAAAATATCCTGAATCTGCTACAGTTTTTTTCCATTCTCCAACTAACGGTAAGAAAAATTCACTCCAATTTAATCCGTCGTCTGACCAAAGGCCAAAATTACCTTCAGATGCAGTAAACCATCTTCCAGGATTTGCATTACCTCTACTTGTAAATGTTAAAATACTATTAGAGCTATCATCAGTTACAGTTACAATTTCTATAGTCAAATCATGTAAACCAGATACTCCGCCGATAATATCTCCTGTTATAACAAATGTGTCACCTACTGAATATCCAGTACCGTCAGCTTGTAAGGTAACTTCATAGACACCTTCATTTTTAATAATGTTGAAGCTTGCTGCTTGAGAATTTTCTCCAGCGTTTTCTCCTATGTCTATTGGTACATTATTATAAATTTCATAAGTTGTTCCCCATACAGAATTTGTCCAAAGCTTGTTATTAGGCAATGATAGTAATTCTACATTATCAACAGGTCTATCTACTTGTAACCTTGGTTCTATTCTGTATTGTGTATTTGTAGCTAATAGATTTTCTATCGGTGTTCCGGGAACGACATGATCCCATCCTGCTTCATCTATACTGTCTTTGTAAATAGTTGCAACTTTTGTAGTATCATCATAAGCTTGTATATATCCATATTGTCCAGTACCAATACCAGAAGTGATTACTAGCCGTTGTCCTATGTAAACATCAGGTTCAGTTTCGTCATTTGATGCAAGAGTAATAGTTGTAGCTGTTCCAGTTTGAGCGTTGTTTCCTTTATTAGAATAACCAATCCCTCCTAAAATTCCACTGTCTTGAAATTCTATCAATCTACCTTGAAAAATACTACCATTCCTAAATTCATCATAAGTAGTATCAGCAAAGTTACCAGCACCTATTATGATAGCATCTGCTTCTGTATAATCTTGACCGCAATGATCGTATTCAAATATTAAAATTTTATCTGTTATCTCTCCTGCAAACGCTTGGTTAACAGATGCTTGTTGATTCCTATTATCAACTTTAGCTGTTTTTGGAACTTCTGTAACATCTAATCCGTCTGCAATTGATCCAAACCTTCCATAAGAATTATTGCCATTTGTTGCTCTGATTGTCCCACCATCTTCTGCTAAATACCCTATTGCACAATAATATGTAAAAACTGAAACAAGTTCTGCTCTAGCATTATTTAAAATCCAAGCTCCAATACCATCACTTAGTACTTGGGTAAAATCGTTTGCAACCATAGATCTGTTGCCGCCGTTGTGTAAATCACCGTCAATTTTTGCTCCAACACAAGCTGTTCCTATTGTTGTAACTCCTTGCATGTATGGTGATCTAGTATTAATCCAAGTCCTAGTATCAGCAGGACCCCATCCAGGATCAAGTGAAACATATGCAGGTCCAACAGGTTTTCTGTAAAATTGTCCAAATTCTAGATCAGGTAATGTTCCTACTAATCCTTTTACTGTGCAATTACGTAACCCTGTTTCATCTCGCACATAAAACATATCTGATCCACTGCTACCTAATTGCCTATTCTTATAACTTATACCAAAATTTACGCTTTTATAATTTCCAGGATATTCAATATCATATATAAGGGCATTTAATAATTCATTAACTATGGACTTAATTTCTTCTTCATTAATTATAATATTAGGAAATTCAATAACTGGATATTGATATAACAAATACTGATATGTGTCTTCAATTAAAAATTCAATGTTTTCACGTAGTATATTGGCTCCATTTAATGCGGCCTGGCTTTCTGAAAGATCGTTTGTTCCTAATACGTTTGGTACTTCTCCTATGTTTTGTAAATAAAACAACGTGGTTTCTCTAATATCTGATAATAAATCTACTACAAAATTATAAGTTGCTTGATCAGAATCTTCTATATCAATATTTTGAATAAGCTGTATTGGATCTGCAGAATCATTTGTAACAAATGAGTCAATTAATACATTTGTTAAAATATCAAACATAATTCCTTGTAGCCTACTTAACATGGCAAAAAATAATATGTTATTACTATCAATATTAGGATTTGGTAACGAAGCTTCTATAGTTACAGAACGTAATTCATCGCCCATAACCACAGTTTGGGCAGGAATAATTATTGGCAAAATTTCATAATATTGTCCTGTTGCTACACTTACTTTTACATGACCTGTTAAATTATTTTCTACAAATTCGCATGCATACTTTATGGTTCTAAATGGTAAATTAGGATCTAATCCTCGATTTAATCCGTCTATTCCTGCTTTGGATACATACACTACTGTATTTTCTGTTGTATAGAGAGTTCTCCAGTATGGATCATCAATTGAATTTATTGATAATTTTTGGTTTAGTGTTCCTATTGGTATATTTGTTGGTCCAAAACTACTTTCATCTCCGATAATACCCCTAGTCAGATTATAAACAAGCATATCCCCTTTTGTATCCATGCCTGCATCTGAACCTGATTGTATCACCAAATCCCAAAAATCGTATCCAGATCCACTATCTCCTGGAAAATTATCATAAGATGCAGTGTGCGGATTAGTACACATCCATGTACTACCTAAAAAATAAACGACTTCATTCTTTTTATATTTTGTATTGTATATCCAGTTGTTTGACCATCTTTTTCCTGGTATTACTAACTGCCATTTTGATGTATCTAGATAATCATTAATATCATTTGTTCCTATTGATGTTAAGCTTTTAAATACTTCCCCGCCACGTAATACTAAGTCTCCTGGTTTGTACGCATCTAATTCTGACCATTCTCCCTTAAAATTAAATGATTCTAGTAATTGGATCCAATAAATTTCGTCATAGACTGTTGTAGGTTCTTTTGCCTGATTAGAAAGGACACAATAGTAAGAAGTACCGCCAAATATTATAATATCTCCTGTAGCATAAAATTCGGTGTTGTTCCACTCGCCTGCAAATGATGTTCCAGGAATTTCTAATAAAAATTTTTCGGAATCAAAAGTAGTCGTGCTTGTATGGGTTTCAATTACACGAAATAAAGATCCACCAAAAACTACATAATCATTTAATATATAAGTTTCACCAGCAGTCCAATATCCTTTAAATTCTACTCCTGTAAAGAAATTACTCCAATCTGCAGAGTTATTCTCTAACGTACCAGATGATGTATGTGGAGTTATACATTTATATAAATTTCCATTGTATCTTACAATAGATCCTAGACCGTATCCAGTATTTTCTTCCCATACATTGTAAAATTTTTGATTTGCACTTAAAATAGTCCAATTGGCAACATTATCTTCATATAAAGTAGAAACGTGTCCTGTTATACACACAAATAATGTGCCACCATAAAAAACAATATCACCTTCGTGATAAGAATTGTCTGTTATCCATTCTCCTACGAATGAATTTCCACCTGTCATTACTATCCAATAAGGATCTGGAATTTCAGGATCGCTTCCTGGTATAATAGCATAATAATCTTGTTCAAATGTATCACTAGATATGTGAGTTTTTAAAGATACATAACTTTTACCATTTACACGTACTACATCATCTCTATTAAAAGTAGTTTCTGCAGTCCAATTTCCTTTCCAATTGTACTTAAATCTTTCTAGATTAAATTCAGCCATTATTAATATCCTTCTGCTGATATTCCGGGTGGATAGTTATATCCTTTGTTGATTCTCACGGTTAATTGTCCATCATCATCTACATAGTATACTAAAAATCTACCATCCCATTTCATTTGAGGATAACGTAAATTTTCATATACTAATATATGTTCGTCAGTTATACCATCTAAGTAATCTATTCCTTCTTCAAAGTAAGGAAAATTTCCTTCGCTTTCTCCTAAATCATTTATAGTTATGCTGTTGTCTTCGCCACTTAATTGATCTGCGCTAATCAAGAACAATTCTCCATCTACGTTCCTACGTAGTCCGTAAAAATATCTTTTAATAAAACTGGAATTTACATCTCCTGGATTTGTCCCAATGTAATATGTCATTATTATACCTCAACATAACTTATGATTACATCTACAGAATCAACAACACTAGATCTTGCAGATAGTATATTATTCGGTCCTAGAATTAGTTTTTC